CGGATGTGATTACACACGTAAATTTTAAATACGTAGGAACAGATAGTGAAAATGATTCTGAAGGGAATCCTTACACTGCAGAATTTTCAGGAGCGTGCCCTATAAGCGCACCAGACTCTGAAAACTTCACCGCATTAGCTGATGTTACCGAGGCTAATGTAATAGCTTGGGCTCAAGCAAACCACCCTGTAGATCATATGCAGGAAGTTATAGTTAAAAACATTAACGAACAAAAAACACCAACGAACGAAGACGTCTCGGAAATGCCGTGGGCGTAAATTAAATTAAATTAAGTTAAATTAAAATTAGATTAAAATTATGGAAAACCAAGAAAACAAAATTAGCCAAGAACAATTAGAGGAACTACAAGGATTTGTAGGAAAGCTTAATCAAGCAGCTTCTCAAATTGGAAACCTAGAATTACAAAAACACCAGCTTAACCACGCTGCAGCAGAAGTTCAGCAAGACTTGACCAAGTTGCAAGCTAGGCTAGAAGAAAAGTACGGTAAAATTAAAATCAATATCCAAGATGGAACCTATAAACCAATCGAAGAAGAAGAAGAAGTTGTAGGGCCAGAAGTATTAAAGGCAGAATAAAAGCATGTCACTGGTAAGAAAAATTAGTATAGGTAGAGACTATAAGAATGACGCTATGCATTATTCTATAGGTCAAGAAGTATATGGTGGGCACATAATATGTGACATTGTAGAAGAAACTGATAAGTTTTCTATATATATTAAAAAAGGAAAAGAAGTATTACCGTGGAAAGATTTTAATAAAAATATGGCAATAGCCGTAGAATACAATTTAGAATATTAATGCAAAGTTTATTTGATTTTATTATAAAACCAAAAAACAAAAGATACGATAATAAAAAATATATTGATGGTCAGGAGCTTTTAGTTAATACTGAAATCTCTGATCATCGGTATGTTAGTCGTAGTGGGATAGTTTTAGGTATACCAAAATCCGAAGAAACAGAAATACAAGTGGGTGATGAGATTATAGTACATCATAACGTATTTAGGAGGTGGTACGATCAGCATGGCCGCGAAAGGAATACACGCAGTCATTACAAAGAAGATTTATATTTTGTAAGATCAGATCAAATATATTTATATAAACGAAATAACAAATGGAACGCCCCTAAAGGCTTTTGTTTTGTTAAACCAATAGAATCTACTCATATATTAAATAACGAAAAAGAACAAGCCCTAAGGGGTATTATAAAGTATGTTGACAAAGACATTAGCAGTTTAATAGAAAAAGAAGATTTAGTTGGCTTTACACCAAGTAGTGAATACGAATTTATTGTTGATAACGAAAGAATGTATAGAGTATTAACTAATTCAATATCTATTAAATATGAACGTCAAGGAAACGAAAAAGAATATAATCCAAGCTGGCTATGAAGCAGTCAAAGAACTCGTTAAAGTTGCAAAAGAACCGATTGTTGAAACTGATGATGATATTTCAGCCGATAGACTCAAGAACGCTGCAGCCACTAAAAAGCTCGCAATATTCGATGCATTTGAGATTCTAAACCGAATAGAAGAAGAAAAAGGTTTATTAGAAAACAAACCTAAAGAAGAAAAAGTTGATACGTTTAAAGGATTTGCAGAAAGAAGATCTAAGTAATGTACGAACAAACTTTATTTAAGGTTATAGAACCTATTAAAAAAACCACAATTAGTAGATTAAACAGATCTAAGAAGTGGGAATACGGATACAATAGTGAGCATGATGTTGTAGTTATATCTAAGACTGGGCAGATTGGGGATGTGTATAGCATACAAAATTTGAAAATAGCATTACCAAAAGCAAAAGAAGTGGATACTCAACATGATAAATGGGTGCCTCAGGATTATCCTAAGGAACTTAAATCCGTTAAGAGTATATTTGATTGGAGGGATTATCCAGATGAATTTAAACAAAGGTGGCATGCATATATTGATAGAGAATTTACCAAACGCGACGAAGGTTATTGGTTCAATAACAAAGGTGTTCCTACTTATATCACTGGCACTCACTATATGTACTTGCAGTGGACCAAGATTGATGTTGGGAGACCAGACTTTAGGGAAGCAAATAGATTATTCTTTATTCATTGGGAAGCGTGCAAAGCAGATAGAAGGTGTTATGGAATGTGCTATCTCAAGAATAGACGTTCAGGTTTTTCGTTTATGGCATCCGGAGAGACCGTTAACTTGGCAACCATATCTTCCGATTCACGGTACGGAATATTGTCCAAATCTGGAGCCGATGCAAAAAAGATGTTTACAGATAAAGTGGTACCAATATCGATCAATTATCCATTCTTTTTCAGACCTATACAGGATGGAATGGATCGACCAAAAACAGAGTTGGCATACAGGGTACCGGCATCAAAATTCACGCGTAAAAGATTCGAATCAAAGGACAGGCCACAGGAAATGGAGGGACTGGACACTACAATCGATTGGAAAAACACCGGGGACAATTCATATGATGGAGAGAAACTTACACTTCTCGTCCACGATGAAGCCGGAAAATGGGAGAGGCCAGAAAACATTCTCAATAACTGGAGGGTTACAAAAACAACGCTCAGGCTTGGTTCGAGAATAATAGGTAAATGCATGATGGGGTCAACGAGTAATGCTCTTGACAAAGGCGGTGAAAATTTTAAAAAGTTATACAATGACTCAGATGTCACGAAACGAAATAAGAATGGACAGACTCGCTCGGGATTATATTCTTTGTTCATACCTATGGAATGGAATTTCGAAGGATTCATCGATTCTTATGGAGCACCTGTCTTTAACACACCCCCAAAACCTATCAAAGACCACCAGGGAGATTATATCGACGTCGGGGTTATTGAACATTGGGAAAATGAGGTTGAGGGATTAAAAGGGGATCAAGATGGTTTAAATGAGTTTTACCGTCAGTTTCCAAGGACAGAAGAGCACGCGTTTAGAGATGAAACTAAAAATAGTATATTTAATTTAGCAAAAATATACGAGCAAGTAGATTTTAACGAAGAGGCAAAATATAGTGCATTAGTTACTAAGGGTAGTTTTCAATGGCAAAATGGCGTAAAAGATACTAAAGTAGAATTTGTGCCTAATCTAAGTGGAAGATTTAATGTTAGTTGGGTTCCACCTATACATTTACAAAATAAAGTAATAACAAAAAATGGAATTAAGCATCCCGGTAATGATCATTTGGGAGCTTTTGGCTGTGACTCATATGATATATCAGGAACAACAGATGGGCAAGGCTCTAAAGGTGCGTTACATGGATTAACAAAATTTAGCATGGAAGAAATTCCCGCTAATATGTTTTTTTTAGAATATATAGCTAGACCACAAACAGCGGAAATGTTTTTTGAAGATATATTAATGGCATTACACTTTTATGGTATGCCAATACTTGCAGAAAATAACAAACCTAGGTTATTATATTATTTAAAAAGAAGAGGATACAGGGGATATTCAATGAATAGACCCGATAAAATATGGAATAAATTATCGGTTACTGAAAAAGAAATTGGAGGTATACCGAATTCAAGTGAAGATATAAGGCAAGCGCACGCATCCGCAATAGAAAGTTATATTAATACTTATGTAGGCGAACAAGAAAACGGGAGCTATGGAAATATGTATTTTAATAATACATTAAACGATTGGGCAAAGTTTGATATAAATAAAAGAACAAAATTTGACGCAGCTATCAGTTCAGGGTTAGCGATTATGGCATGCAATAAACATAGATACGCACCAAATCAAGCTACACAATTAAAAAGTAAAGTTAATTTTAGTTTTTCTAAATATAACAATAATGGAAATTTTTCAAAAATAATACAATAAATGGCAAGAGTATCACCAAAAGGTATTTTTCCGAGTCAAGCAGTTAGCGACACAGAAAAAAGAGGTTTAGATTATGGGCTTCAAGTCGCTAAAGCTGTAGAGTCAGAATGGTTCAAAAAAGATTCAGGAGGATCTCGCTATTTCTCGAATAGAGACAACTACCATAACCTTAGGTTATATGCAAGAGGCGAGCAAAGCATTAAAAAATATAAAGATGAGTTATCCATTAATGGAGATTTGTCTTATCTAAATTTAGATTGGAAACCAGTACCTATTATTCCAAAGTTTGTGGATATAGTTGTTAACGGCATTGCGGAAAGAGCTTACGATTTAAAAGCTTATTCGGTGGATGGGATTGCTAGCGATGAAAGAACTAAGTATGTTAAAAGTATGCTTAGGGACATGGGGAATAAAGAATTATTTCAAAATATAGGTTCTTCCTTGGGTGTTAACATGTTTAAAAATGACCCTGAAAGTTTACCTGCTAATAGTCAAGAATTAGAATTACATATGCAACTTGACTACAAGCAATCTATTGAAATAGCAGAAGAACAAGCTATAAATAATGTTTTTGATTTAAACAAATACGAATTATTAAAGAAAAGATTAGATTACGATATTACAGTTTTAGGAATTGGTGCTGTAAAAAACAGTTTTAATACTGCCGAAGGAATTAAATTAGAATATGTTGACCCTTCTGATTTAATATACTCTTATACAGATTCGCCATATTTTGATGATTTATATTATGTAGGCGAAGTAAGAAGAGTAAGTTTAATAGAATTAAAGAAACAATTTCCACAATTAACAACAGAAGATATTGAAGAAATCGAAGGAAAAGGCAATAGCTCGTTATTATATAACCAAATTGGCGTAAATTCTTCAGACAAAAATTTTGTATATGTTTTGTATTTTGAATATAAAACATTTGAAAATCAAGTTTATAAAATTAAAGAAACTACATCTGGGGCCGATAAAGCAATTAAAAAAGATGATAAATTTAATCCACCTAAAGATTCTAGGGCTAGATTTGAAAAAGTAAATAGATCTATTGAATGTTTATATGAAGGTGCAAAAATTGTAGGCCACGATAAGTTATTAAAATGGCAGAAAGCTGTAAATATGACAAGGCCTAAATCTGATATTACTAAAGTTCAGATGAGTTATAATATTGTGGCACCTAGAATATATAAAGGTAAAACCGAGTCATTAGTTAGTAGAATGACATCTTTTGCTGATATGATTCAAATTACTCATTTAAAACTTCAACAAGTGTTATCTCGTATGGTACCTGATGGTGTTTATTTAGATGCAGATGGATTAGCGGAGGTTGATTTAGGCAATGGAACTAATTATAATCCGCAGGAAGCTTTAAACATGTACTTTCAAACCGGTTCCGTTATAGGTAGGTCAATGACACAAGACGGTGAATTTAATAACGGTAGAGTTCCTATACAAGAATTAAGAGCTGGCGCTGGCGGTTCAAAAATACAAAGTCTAATACAATCCTACAATTACTATTTGCAGATGATGCGGGATGTTACAGGATTAAATGAAGCAAGGGACGGAAGTACTCCGGATAGAAATGCATTAGTTGGTTTACAAAAAATAGCTGCGGCTAATAGCAATACAGCAACAAGGCATATATTACAAGCCGGGTTATATTTAACATTAAAAACAGCAGAAGCTATAGCACTAAGAGTTTCTGATGTGTTAGAATATTCCGCAACTAAAAATTCTTTCATCCAATCATTAGGTAAATTTAATGTGGGAGCACTTGAGGAAATGAAAGAGTTGCATTTGCACGATTTTGGTATATTTTTACAATTAGCACCAGATGAAGAAGAAAAACAATTGTTGGAAAATAACATACAAATGGCAATTACACAAAAGCAAATAGAATTAGAAGATGCTATTGATGTAAGAGAAATTAAAAATTTAAAGTTAGCCAATCAGTTATTAAAATTAAGAAGAAAGCAAAAGTTTGAAAGAGATAGACAAATCCAAATGGAAAATATCCAAGCACAGTCTCAAGCTAACGCTCAGTCAGCTCAAGCAGGAGCCGC